ATCTCACCGCCTGCGCGCCTCCTCTGCCGTCTTTGCCTTGTGGCAATCGACGCAAAGGGTCTGATAGTTCGGCTCGTCGTCTGCGCCCCCCTCAAATAGCGGGACGATGTGATCGACTTGATTGCTCAGTGAGAGGCGGCCACAGCTAACCCATGCCGGATGTTCTGCTATCCATTTGTTGCGGATCGCCATCCACGCCCTGCCCTGTGTGCGCTCAGTTGATCCGGCGCGGCGATCCAGTACCTTGATGCGCGGGGTGGTCTTACTCGTTACCCTTGGCTTTAGCGTAGTAAGCGACACGGCTCAACGGCAGACGTACAGGACACAAGGCCCAGTCTTAATCAGCGTATAGAGCGCGTGCCCGATGAAGCTGCCAAATACCAGGACGAACAGGAACACGCACGCCACCTCAGCCAATCGTTCGCGCCGCATTGACTCTGCCTCTCTACGCGCACTGGCCTCGCTCTCTGCCTTACGCCTTGCTAGGTCTTTTCCTAAGGTTATTTCGTACTCAATGGGCTCTTCGTGGTCAAACATTGAAAGCCCCTTGATACAAATAAAAAAGCCCGCAGCCAATGAAGGGGCGGGCTAACTCTCGCCGAAGCAAGAGAGGAGGAGTTGGATTCCCTTTTAAGCAGGAAGAGTGCGATTCCCATCGCGGCTAACGATCCCCTCCAATCGAGGGATAGAAAGCAAAAAGCCCAGCGACCTTATGGGCTGCAGGGCTTAGAGACAATTGTGATGTGTATCTGAAACAGAACTTTAAATGAGCAAAGGAGCACTGTCAAGAAAATATTTTAACAATCCGCGCACGTATTCATTGACGCTCAGGTGGAAGAAACGCATCGGCCAATGCGCGAACGTCATAGCCAGTGACTCGGCAATCATCGGGCGTGGTTTCAAAGTCGGGTTCGCTATCTATCAGCGTTGCCTCGGTGAAGCGCATCAGTTGGCCGTTGATATGCTCGAACCCGTCGAACGTCCGCCATGAAGCACGCCCGGCGGCTGCCAGTTGCCGACAAGCCGAAAGGGGGAGGTTCGGAATGGATCCATTTGGCACAGTGTTTTCTGTCGGCTCCCCTTGATTACAGTAAATCCCGCCGTCGTGCTTTTTCAGCTTCGCTTCACGATGAACAATGGCCATTAGCCTAATCTCACCTTGTGCCGCTGCGCTTAGAAAGTCGCTTTCGGTTACTACTGCGCCAGCGTGCCTACTTGCAAATAGCGCCGCATCTGCAAGCGATAGAACATCGGTGTCTGTGATTCTTCCGCCAGTAAATGGTGTCTTTGGTTCCAGTCGTGCAAACATTGGGAATTGGTACTCCGTCATGCTTCGATCTCCTTCTGCACCATCAAGAGTTATGCGGTTTGGTAGCGCTTATCGGGATAAGGATTGCCATCCCTGCAAGCGGCCCATCGACAGCCAAATAGCGAATGCCACTCGGCGCAATAACGCGGTCAGCAATTGCCTGCATGACATCGACCCTGGAGCCGCTTTTAATATTCAGTTGCCCTATTTCTTCCATGACCACCTTAAGGCCGGACTGGCCTGTCATGGCTTTGTCTGTCAGGGCAAGCACCTTCTTTTCCAGTTTCTTGATGCGCCGATCGAATTGCTTAAACGTTTCCATTTCTCTCTCCAAAAACCTGCATAAATTCAATCACCCCCCGGCATGCAAATACATCCGTAATCGCCCCATAAGCCGCCTCTTCGAGAGCGCGCAGCCTGTCCCGGATTACGAAATGATGCTTATTGACCGTATTCCTGTGCTGCCCAGTTAGCTCTGCGACATCAACAATACTTACCTTCTCACCGAAGTGGCGCCCGACCAGCGCTTGACGCTCGATCCTGTTAGATAGACCGGACGGGGCGATAGTCGGGTCCATGGAAAGCAGATTAACCGCCGCGATGAAACGCTTGTCCTCTCGCCGCGCATACTTGGCTGTCAGTACAGCGCGATGCTGCGCCTGTAGCTCTGTCAGCATCCCACAGATAAAGCCAGCCTGAGCAGCCCCATCAAGCCCTACAAGCCCTTTACCGCTACCGACAATCCCTTTCATGAGCTTTGCCATCGCTGTGACAGGGTACTGTTGCGACGAGAACAGAAACGCGAACTTGAGCGCGTCATGGGCTGATCGGAATAGCGGCTCTTCGTATTGATGGGCGATGGCGGTCATTCTGTCTCCTTGTATCTGTTGCACTTCGCTAAAACCTTCTTCCCCTCACTCCACGGCCTGATTTTCTTCGGCACCTTCTTTGCACAGGTATCGACAAATTGACCAAACCACTTTTCATGCACGAGATGAACGCAGCCTTTGCAGGTTCGCCCCTCGTCGCGGATGATGATTTCGAGGGGGTCGCCGTAGCGGTATCGGTCAAGCGCCATCTCGGATTTCCATCAAAATCTTGAGAGCCAAGCTGTCTAGCGCGTTATCCGGCTTGCGGCGGAATCCATCCGTGAGGTGACTTGCTTCCGCGCTGGCGGAAACGTGGGGATATGCCTCACGCAACAGAGCGCGCAGACGGCGCAACTCGATTTCAAATGCCGTGGCCTCGCACCACCGCGCACACGGAGCCGGGTGTTTTCCTTGTGCTTGCAATTCATGCCTGTCCATTCTTCAACTCCTTCAGCTTGGATTTGTAGTGCGCCTTAATCTCTTTGGCCCAGTGGCAACGCGGCCGGCGTGGCTTCCCATGGCACCCGTAGCGCTCCCCGCCGATGGTCTTTTCGTGGGTGGGTGGTCAAGGACGGGCATTAGCTAACATCCTCCACACGCACCCGATGCGCTCCGTCCTTCTTGTCCCACCCATGCACGATCAGCCGCCAACCGGCGCGGCGCAGGTGCGGCGTTGATTCGCACTCGGCAATCTTCCGCATCCGGCTTGATACGTTCCCCCGGCTAGTGGTCTGCACAGCGATAGTTTCCCCATCCTTGATTGCGAGCACGTCCCAGCATTCAAAGAGGTCGTTTCGTACCCTCGCCCACGGGTTATAGGTTTCAACCTTCTGCACGAGCTGGCACCCGTCAGACCACAGCAGGTCAATGGTTAGCGATGTTGGCGTTGGCTTACCCATAGATCGCCTCTAACGTCTTCTCCAGCGCTTTTGTCTCGCTCATCTTCGCCAGCTTCCACGTCAGTCTGTCGCCGTGGATTCCGTGCGTTCCAGTGTGGCAGTCAAGGCATAGCGGAACGACCAGCCAGCCGGTCGGCTTTCGGCCCGGCGTCCGGTCTTCTAGGATGTGGTGGAGATGGGCGAATGGCGAACCGCATACTGAACATCCGGCGCTTGCGGCCCAATCGGCTACGCGTTGCATGTGGCGCTTTTCGGCTACGCTCACTCCACACGCTCCAGCCGCAACCGATTGCCGATGTACTTGTTTATCGTGCTCACATTGACCCCGTGTTTCTTCGCCAAGGCTTCGTTTCCCATCTCAGCTCGGATCTTCTTCAACAGCGCCTCGCGAACCTTCACGGTCTTGCGAATCGCCTTTACCGCGTCGTCGGTCAGCTTTGCGTTGGGGTGGCGCCCTCCCCTTGCATAACCTTGTGAGCTTCTATGGCTTCGAGTGTGGTGCTGAACACGCCCAACGGCCTGTCCTGCTTCTGGTGACAGATTGCGTACCGCCATTCCCCAAGGACTGATGACTTTGCTATCGTCCATGGGCCGTTGATTAAGTGCCATTTATTTCCCTTCCCCCAATCAGAAGCCGCCACTGGCCGACTCTTCAAATCGCTGGAAATCTGAGTTGAACCACAGCCCAACCTTCCCTTCCCACTCGCCGTTGCGCTGCTTGTCGCAGATCAAAAGGGCGTCGGGCGTCATAGGGTCGGCATACCCGTCCTGCGCATCAACTTCCTTTTTCTTGTTGCGCCAGACCGTGATGACGTTATCCACTTGGTCGGTAATCGAGCCAGTTCCCTTGACGTCCATTTTCCCGGGCGGGCTGTATTCATCCTTGGCTTTGCGCGAGTGAGCGACAAGGTGGATGTGCATTCCAGAGTCGCGCCCGATTGAGCAAAGCTGATCGAGAAAGTGCTTTTGTCCGGTGTAATCGTCTTCAGCAATCCCGCATTTCATGAGCGAGTCAATGACGAAGTGATCCGCCTTGATCTGCTCTGCGCAGTACCTGAGAACCGCTAGCATCCGATCCTGCTTAACCGCCCCAAGCTGGTCGTATAACCAGAGGTGCCCATCGGTCCATTGGTGAAACTGCTTAATCCCGTCAATGGATGGATTCCGGCCATACTCTTGGCGTGCCATGCGGGCAATCGTCACAACCGGCTTCATTTCCATGGACGCGATAACGATGCGCTGTTTAGCGGCCCTGGCGAAGTGAATGCACGCCTGCCCCAGTGCCAGGCTCTTACCGTGGCCGTTCATACCTCCCCACAGCGTCACCTCACCCTTGCGGAACCCAATGTTCCCAACCGTCTTCCCCCATGGCAGCGGAGCGCCACGATTCATTCCGGTGTTTGCAAAGTAGTCGATGACCTCCTGCTCATACCGCGATGCAGGGATGACCTTGTGCCCGGCGTCCGTCTCGGACAGGTAAGCGTTAAAGTCGATTTCGTCAGAGATGAGATGTGCCAATTCGGCCCCCTGTTTTTAGCCACGGAACCATGCGCGCCGCTTCGCGCTCACGCTCCAGTGATTTTTGATAACCCGCCTTGTTTGCGTCGGTCTGCTTTCGGCAGGCGTACATCGTCGCGTCGGCTTGGGCGTCGTGGTACTGAAACACCCAAGGACGCTCTGACAGCTCAACCCGTCCGTATTTCTTCATCCACGACCAACCCACGTCATCACCAAAGGAATCGACAAGCAGAATGATTTCGTTCGCGTACTGCGTCAGGCGGTCGTACAGGCCGGACAAATCCGCTGTCCAGTCTCGCGCCATGATCACCACGTCCAGACCGACCAGCGGGCGCAAATCGTCGTTCCGCGTG